AAGGAACGTATTTGAGCCTTTTGTATCCGGTCATATAACTGTAAACAACCCGTTTGATTACATTGAAGATAATCACTTCACAAGAGGCGACGGTACTGACTATTTACATGTTCTGTTGTGCGAATGGGAAGATTTTCATAGTCGGGTGTCAGACACCCGCAATGATAAAACAGGAGCAGGATATATTCAACCGGGGCTGACTTACACCTTTGTACTAGTTGATGAGAATAATAGTGTATCTAAAACGGATAGAAGTAATAACTTTAAAACATATGCTTTATTAGATAAAAATTATGCTAAATTAAATCGACAAATTCCTTACGGTGTTAGATATCCGAAAGGTGAAGAACCGCAGCTAGTTGGTGATATAATTAAAGAAGTTATTGCAGATGGTTTAGGATATACCGGTGGGTCTCCTATTGATGAAAATGTGTGGCATTCCGGGGATCATATGATTGATCCAAACGGGCTTTTCTGCGATCATGTATATGCACCGCTTAACTGGAAATATACTGATCTATTAAAATACCTTTTAAGAATAAATTATGCAATCTCCCCGTCAGGTGAAGAGTTACCAGTACAAACTCTGCTGCAATATGATCGGGGAAAGGAATTATATACGTTAGAAGCCATGGACGATATTTTTGCACAAAATAAAGTTTTAACAATTGAAGGTTTTGGATTAGGGGACTTAACCGGTAATATAAATGATAGGCAACCTGGTGAAGATGCCGGCCTTGGTACGAACAAAAATAACCCTAAAGATGAAGGAAGAAGAAAGCAAGGTACTGTTGCTCCAATTAACGCTAATGAAGGTATGCTAAAGAATGCTAACTTAACAACGCCGATGCTTAATTATAGTAATGAATTTTTTGTTAATTACTTAATTGGTCATTTTAGTGCATACCCGGGAACATTCGCTAAAGATAATATTGTCTATATTTGGGATATTATTCCTTTGTGGACTGAAGCTTTCGTCAAGGTATTTAAATCTGTTGGAGGTGAGCCCATACCGTTTATCGCTGTAACCGAGGAGGGAGAAAAAACAACAAAGCCTATGTCGTTTCCTGCACTCCCGGCAAAAGACGTTAGAAATATTGCAAAGGCGCAGCTAGTATCAAACTTAACGTTTTTAAACTTACAATTAACGTTAGACACTGTAGGTGAAACGAGTAGACAACCGGGGAGATTTGTAGATGTTTTTAAATTAGATGACTCAAAGATTGAAGCTTTTTCCGATTCAAAGATGTTAGGGAGGTGGTTTATAACCGGTATTCATCATAGATTTTTTAAAGATAGTTATGAGAACGTAATTATGTGCTCTAAAACCTATATTGGACCGGATCAGCATACACCTAAATCAGTGGAAGAGGCTGAAAGTATACCTTTACCATGGACGGGGGAAGTAGACCCGTCTTATATGCCACCAGATGATGATTTACCGCAAGAGCCTGGGCAAGGGTTCACTCCTGCGGAAGCGCAAGAACAACCCCAAGAAGGTATAAACGACAACGAGGAGGACGCGGCGACTGGAAGTACGGGCGGTAGTTTTACGGGTCAAGAAAGTGGTTACTAAATATAATATATGTCAGCTTGTTTAAATCAATTAGTTAGAGGGTTAGTAGGAGACATAGACGGTTTCTTTAACGATAAAGCTGAAATCCTTAGATCCTTATTTGTTTCGAAAAAACAATTTGAAAATCTCATAGAACGAGATTGCGATGGGAATCTATCTGGCCCTCTTATGGGACATACGTATAGTACACATGAATTGGACTTCATGGATTCCTTTTTAAAGACATTCGAGCTTGGTCTCGATCAATTAGAGGATTTTATGAGAAAATTAGACTCCGTACAGGGCTTGTTAAGGCTCGACGAGTGTTCAATTTTATATTATCTTCGTCAAATATTAAACGGTCCATGGGCATGCGCTGCTACTGATATAACTAATTTTCTATCTGGAAATCTTAATATACTTCAATCAACCAATAACGCTATAGGTACTCTTAGTAATGCAGTAAGAAGTAATATTTCTACAACTGTATACGGCTTAGAACCGGTAAATGCTGCTATTGATTTATATAATCACCTACCTCCAAAGATGCAGGAAAATATTGACAATAGTGTAAGAACAGCAACAAATGTATTTAACAGTAACATGGAAAGTCTTGTATACAATGACAACACCATGCCATATATTGATAAGCTTCCGATATTACGCGTAAATCAAGAGTGGGTTAGAGGATTTACAAATCTTGCGTCTGGAAACTTAATGTTAAAGGATGTGCCGTTTTTTAATACTTTAAGAAATATATCTAACGATGTTATTGGTCAAATACAAGGCACATTGGGCATTGCTGCTAGTAAAATTTGGGAATTTCAAAAGAAGGTAAATCGTTTTTACCGAGGAGCAAATAGCGTGTATGGTTTATTAGGATCTGTAAATAGATTATTACTTTCTCTTGAAAGAACAGATTATACTATTACTGATAAAATTATTCAAAGAAAGTGTGAGCAAATACAAACAGATATTCTTGGTAATCCTATTGTTACCGATAACACATTTGATCTCACTATGGATACCGGAGACGGAAGGTATGATATATACTCTGTTGGTGGACAAAGCGGAGTAAGAACATTTGCAACTACTCCACAGCCTAATATAACAGAACGACCTACAATTGATGTTTTTGATACATGTGAAGAAGCGACCAATAGAGGTAGGGAGCTTGGATGTAAAGGTTGCCACACACATACAGCACCAGATGGATCTATATACTATATGCCATGCAACTCCATGGAAGACTACATGGCGATTATGCTAGGTATTAAGGAACCAGATTGTAATGTTGAAGAAGAGTGCGCGGCGTTTGTGTATTAAACGTCAATCACATCATCATCCTTGTCAACGAGAGCTTTCATTATATCATCTCTCGATAATAGCATCTTTGTCTGATTATCGATAACATTTAATTTCTCTTTGCTTTCTATATCCATCTGCTTAACCGTGACTTGTGTTTCATTTCTCTCTTTTGCAGTATGAAGCTTATTTAAAGCTTCAATAGCTCCAGAAGATGCTTTAATTAATTCTGCCATTGCTGCAACGTCTCTGTTTTCAGGCGCAGATTGAATATAATCATTTACATTATCAACAATTGATAAGGACTTTTTGATAAGCTTACTCGAATTTTGAATAAGAAAATCCTCTAAGTCATCTTTATTGAGAACACTTTCTTCTATTGGCGTTTTGGTAGCTTTATTATTCTGCTTTAACTGAGATATAATATCGTTAACAGCCTCATCTAATTCCTCGGCCATACGTATATTTAATCTTTACTTGAATTTTTTGCAACATACCTTATTATAATAATATGGTTGTAAAGTTTAAGAAAACTAATAAAAATGCAGTTATACCATCTAAAAACCATGATTCAGACACTGGGTTAGATGTAACGTCTGTTGAAGATAAAGTGATACCAGCTCGTGGATCTGCTGTCGTCGATGTTGGGTTAAAGTTTGCGTATATTGATGTTGGGTTCTGGGTAAAAGTAGAAGGCCGCTCTGGTCTTGGTTTTAAGCATGGTATTATACCTCACCCTGGTATTATTGATCAAGGATACCGTGGAGATGCTGGGGTTAAATTATATAATAATACCGATAAGGACTATGAAGTCAAAGCAGGAGACAGAATCGCGCAATTTGTGGTTTATAGAAATTACACTGTTGAGGTATCTGAAGGTGATATTATGGAATCTAAACGCGGCGAAAAAGGCTTTGGCTCATCTGGTAAGTAATTATGGTTGATTTTGATAAAATTTGGGTTGAAAAATATCGCCCGAAAACTTTAAGTGATATTATTTTAGATAGTAGGACTCTTGAGATCGTTAAAGAGTTTGAAGATGAAATACCTAATCTATTATTTGTTGGTAACCCTGGTACGGGTAAAACAACCCTAGCTCAGATTATAGTAAATGACATACTCAAATGTAATTATCTATATATTAATGCATCTGACGAATCTGGTATTGATACTATTCGTCATAATATTACAAATTTCGCTCAAACTAAGTCTTTTGATGGTAAGGTAAAAGTAGTTATTCTTGACGAAGCGGATGGTCTCACTACAGGGGCTCAAGGCGCTTTACGTAATACTATGGAAACCTTTGCAAAGTATTGCAGATTTATTCTCACTGCAAATTATAAGCACAAAATTATTCCAGCTGTACAGTCTAGATGTCAATCACTTGATATTAAACCGGTTGTTGAGTTAGGTGTAAAGAGATGTTACAACATTCTTAAAAATGAAAATATTAAAGTACCGGAAGAACAGAAAAAGAAATTTATCAAACTCGTTAAGCGTTACTTCCCCGATTTACGGAAGACAATTAACGAGCTCCAGAAAAACGTCATTGATTCAGAGCTGTGTATTAATAGCATTGATGGTGATAGTGAGTTGCTCGAAGCGATCTACAAAAAAATAGCTTCGAAGAATTCTCTTGAAGCTAGAAGATATCTAATTGAAAACGAGGATAGGTTTCAGGGTGATTACGATACGTTACTTGGTAATTATTTAGATTTTATCTATACAGCAAACATTGACGATATTAAAAAGAAAGAGATGATCGCTATTATTGCAGATCATCTCTATAAAAGCGCGTTTGTTGTAGATAAAGAAATTAACGCGTTTGCGTGCTTAGTGCATTTAGAAAATGCTTGTGGTTAAGCTGTTGCAGGTCCTGCATACCGAGATGGATCACCAGATCCTCCACCGGCTAGCCGGGGATTTTCTCTCTCTTCTTTCGCTTTATCAAAAGCTTTTCGACCAGCAATACCAGCTGCTTTACCGGCACCTTTAAAGAAGCCTTGACTACGAGCTTTTTGAGCAGCCATTTTCATTTTTCCTTCTGTAGCGCCTAGACGCTGTCGTAACTGCCCAAATGTTAATCGGTCAAAAGGTGCTGTTAATCGGGAATCTTTTGTAACTTCCTTATGAGCGTTGTAAAGATCTTCTAATTGCGAGAGATGGTCTATAAGTTGTTCTTTACGGCGAGTGGCTTCAGAAGCACTTTTTCCTGTGTCATACATTCCCTTTACATTCTTGGCAACTTGACCAGCACCTGCTCCAATTCCGGCACTGACACCTTTTACAGCATCACCTGCGCGTTGTGCAGCACCTTTAACTGCGCTAGCTGTACGACCAATTGCCTCTTTACCGCTCTTTAAGACGTTACCGGCTCCTCCAAGCATGCTTCTTAGACCTTCATCTAAAATTTCTAACTCGGTTGGTGAAGCATTTTCTATTACTAGCTGGATCTGTTGCATCGTCATATTAGGGAGATGCTGCGTTAATTGAGTTGCTTTATAAGCTTCCTCAAGAAGAAGTGTATCGCTGTGTCGTTGCATAATATTATTTAGTCTTTAATTTAAATTATTTAAGATCCGCGAGGTATTGATTTGTATACGAAGTCACAGCCGGTGACGGGGTAGCTGGATCACATGGGATCTCCGTATTTTGTTTTGGTAAAGATCTCTCTGTCGGTGTGAGTTGATGTGGCTCTGTACCCCCTCTATCTGATCTATTAGAAATATGCTCTTCGTCTTCTACAAACTCCTCTGGCTTAATGTTAACATTACTGTCGCGACGCATTACATCGGGAATAGGAAGAAGGTTTGGGTAAAATTCTACAGCTTGTCCTAAACAACCAGGTACAGATACATGGTCGGAATACCTACCACCGCCTTGGTCGAGAGCGAGATTTAAAATTACATCGATTGAAGATGTTTGATCGCTAGCTGGGTAACGAGCAGGGTCTGTATCTTTAATACCAGTGACCCTTATATGGAGACCTGAATCAATCATTTTATCAAGAAGACCGTGAGTGCTAGCACCTAGCTCTTTATACTCATCACTTGTTTTATAATCGTCATTAAACTTAAAAACATCACCGACGAGAAACCCGCCGCGTTCATATCTTTTCATATAAGACTCATGCAAATTTACAAACTTTTTACCTGCCATAATATTATTTATGCAGACTTGCAAATAATCACACGGTATCCAGTAACTTAATCTCTAAGAAATTCTGCTAGAGTATGAAACGCTGTAAAGACTTCAGTATCGTCTTCTATAGCAAGTCCTAAATCTTCTTCGATTTCAAAAGCATGTGTCGTGTGCACGGATTTTTCAATTACCCATCTATCGTCTTTAATATACACTCGTCCCTGTCTCGGGTTAGGGAGATTTAAGGCTGCATAAACTTCCTCTTTAAGAGCAGATACTAATTCTTTAGTAGTTATCTCTACGTCAACATCAGTTTTACCTCTAACACGCATACTATAAGTATATTATAGTTCCTTAAACTCGATTTACCACCCTGGTATTAAATATTATAAATGGCTCTTATAAAGTTAACAGATATTAGTGTAGATAGTTTAGATAATTCTTCTCTTGAACAAGGTTATCTTTACAAAGATCTTTTTTTAGATCTCACGCCGGCTGTTTATTATAACGCGCAAATTAATAAACGAGTAACACTTAAAGACGTACAGGGATCTTTTGATGAACAAGCAATTAAAAATAGCATAACAAATGCCTTCCTAACATCCCCCGGTCAAAAAATCTTAAGTCCAGAATATGGGATAGACTTAAGACGTTATCTTTTTGAACCTGTAACTGATTTTAACGGGTTTCAGATTCAAGACGATATTATCAACCGGTTGCCAGATATGGAACCTAGAATTCAAGTCGATCGAGTAGTTGTAGAACCTATCCCAGATCAACACGAGTATTATATTACGTTGCAAATAAACGTACCCTCATTAAACATATATGGACTCTCACTTCAATCACTATTAAATAATAACGGATATTTTGTACTATAATTATGCCAACCAACGATACAACAAACAAATTTTTAGAATTTAACCTCCCGCAAGACGCGTATGTAGCATTTGATGCAGTTACTCTCAAAGAGTATATTGTTAATAGGTTAAATGAGAATGAAAAATTTACTGATCAAAATTTTGACGGCAGCAATCTTGCAGCTATCATAGATATAATAGCTTACTCATACCACGTGTTGTTGTTTTATTTAAACACAACTGCTTCTGAAGTAAATTTTGATCAAGCTACTCTATACGAGAATATGAACAAGATTGTAAAGCTGATAGGCTATAAACCTGTTGGTAAGCAAACTTCTATAGTACCAATTAACGCAGTTGGTTCCGCAGCAATGCCTGTAGGTAATTATACTATACGCAAGTATTCTTATTTCCTGGCAGATGGTTCCCAATACACCTTTATTAACGATTTTTCATTTAATAAAAATATCGAAGGTAGTGAAAACCTAGAAACCTTGAACGATACTGTGGTATTGTATCAAGGTACCATAAAAGAATATCCTGATTACACAGCTCAAGGAGAGGCTTTTGAAACTCTGCCTATTGTAGTTAAAAACATTGTTGATACTAATACAGACAAATTTGTTGCTGAAGATACCATCAGCGTATATGTTAAAGAGGTGGAAAATAATACATACTACGAATATACTGAAGTAGAGAGCTTATATCTCACTAACGCTGTTGAGAGGGCGTATGAAACCCGGTTGAATGAAAACGGTTATTATGAAATTAAATTTGGTAATGGTATATTTGGTAAACAACTAACTGAAGGTGACACGGTGTCTGTTAATTATATACAATCAGATAATGTAAAAGGTATAATTAGTAAAAATACTATTGCAGGTAATCAATTATTTGTGTATGATTCACCTCGTCAGCGCGCCATTTTTCAAGATACATATCCAAATAAAGACGAGACGACATATCTCAATACATCAAACAACTCTGTCGTAACATTCAATAACCCACAAGCGTCAACTTCTTTATCAGAAGCGGAGACAGTTGATCAAATAAGACAAAACGCGCCAAAAGTATTTTCTTCGCAGTTGAGATTAGTGACTGAATCAGATTACGAAAGTTTTCTCAATAAAAATTTTGCTAACGTTGTTAATAGCATTGAAGTTGTAAATAATGACTCTTATCAAAACGAATATATAAAGTATTTTTATGACATGTGCGTGGATCCGAATAAGGTTAATAGAGTGATTATTAATCAAATAAATTTTGCTGATGCGTGTGATTTTAATAACATTAACGTTTTCGTTGTTCCGAAATTTGCTATACCGCAAGACGGAGCTTACCCACCGTTCTTAAGTGAATCATTTAAAAACTTAATTGTTGAACAAACACGTGATAGAAAAATGCTATCAAATACTGTAGTACCGAGAGACCCTATATACATGGCGTTTGGTTTAGGAATGAGCAACTCTTCAAAACTCAATTTGGATATTCTCAATAACACGTGCCTTTACGTTGTACGCGAAACCAAAAATAAAATTAACAAGCAAACAATACAATCACGTGTTGCAAATATAATTAAAAAGTTTTTTGCTCTTGAAAATAATAAATTAGGTCAAAATTTACCTATAAACAACCTTTTAAAAGATATACTTACCTTGGAAGGTGTTAAGCGTATATATACTAAAAACGAAAAAGACGGTAGCTCTTTAAATACTATTTCTTTTCTGTCATTTAACCCACTATATGAGCAAAGTGATATTAGTTTAGTTAATCAAGATACAACACTACCGTATTTTAAATTCCCGTATTTATATTCACCTTTTTCTGTGGCCAAGCGTATAAAAGTAATCGATGAGTGATATCAAAACAGACTATGCAACGTTTGATGTAATAGATTATAAGAATCAAGAAGTACTCTCTTCTTATAATCTATCTATAACCCCGCTTTGGTTTAAAGCAAAAATCCCCAATACGGAAATGATTGATTCCCGGGGTGGTGAGTCTACACCTCTAAATGACACAAAAGTTACATTTGATTTTGGAGACGGTACTTTTGGACACGACTTAACCAGCAGACATGTATTTGCTTACCCAGGCCAATATACAGTTAAAATGATAATAAGGGATTGTAATAATAATGCAATATTAGGATCCTATACTACAGATATTAATATATACGACTACTTTACTAATACATTTACCGTAACGTGGAATGATGGTGCACCAACATCTAATCTTAGCTTATCCGCTGGGCAGTTTTCTCAAGCCATTACTGTAAATTCACAATCACCAGCTTACCAAGATTTTCAAGATATATTTTTTAGTGTTTCAGGAGTAAACTATGATAACTACTTTAACGTATCTGACAGTGGCTACAGTCACTTAAAAAAATATTGGAGTGTATATAATAAAAATTATATTGATTCTTTATCAGCGTATGAATATGTACCTATCGAGAAAGTGTCTCTTTCTTCAAGTAATGTTTATATTCGATTATCATCCGGGACGTTGATAAATTGTCTTAGCACAAGTCTTTCTAGTGTACATGTAGGTAGCTCCGGGATAGATGTAATATACTTTAAAACAGAAGAACAAGATACACCTATTAATATTTCCTTTTTTAAAGATCGAAATAATATTTTTTCAAACAGCATTACTGGTTACAAAAATAACAATTATACAAATAACTTTACTATAACACTATCATCAGCTGTAGGAGCAACTTCAGCACAAACATTAAATGAGATTATGTTTTCGTCAAACGGGGTGACCGCAGAGAATGACGAAATAAGCTCGTTTAACGTAAGCCCGGTTCAGTATAAGGGATTAGGTATACCGTTTATACTCACACCAAAAAACACCGATAATTACACAATGAAAGCGCTGTCAGCTGGGCGCGACACAATTAAATTTGAAGTGTTGTCGAGCGATAACACTACTCCGACATATAGCCCGGTGGATTCATCCTACTACACAGTATCAAGTTTAGTTAATTCTTTATCGACAATTGAAACTGATTTCTGGTATAGGGGTCTTTTAACATTCAACGATAACCTATCATCTACCGCGGCTGATTTAATATTAAGTGCGCAATGTATATATGAAAATTCCTTTACTAACGTATTATCTACTAGCACTGGGTCTACAACATTAACATGCTATCCAAAAGATTATTACGATTTTTATAAGCATAATGAAGACTTTGACTTTGAACAAACAATTAAAGATTTACGATTTCAAGAAATATTATTAGACAAGAATGTGTTCTTTAGTGATTTTATAGGTACAATATTCGGTGATGTTAGCAGTAACTATGATGTCTTAGGTAAAAAAATATATGAAAAATTCCTCTTTCT